TCGGTTGACAAGTGCTCTGACTCTTTTTGTCACATTGTTGAAAATGGTGGCATCTGGATCATTCTCATTATTATCTACAATGATGAAATTCTTAGACCCAAAGAAGTTTTGAAATTTACCAATATTACTTTGAACATCATTCCAAGACTTTTTCGCAATTGTTTCTGGAACTGTTCTGTCTCTTTCTTGATTTCTTTGTAATGCTACATCTAAACTTGTGTTGACAAAAATCATATATGTTTCGTAACCAAGTTCTCTTAACATTGATGCTTGACGATGTATCTTATCATACTCTCTACCAGTGCCATCAATAATTAAGCCAAGACGACCAGCAATATAATTATCTTGCTTTGTTGCCGTCAGTTGCTTTGCTCGACCACGAACAATTTCTCTTTGTTGTAATTCTTCTGGTGGCATTTTCTTAGAAAGACCTTCTTTCTTTAGAAGTCTTTCAAATGCATCATCAGAGTTTACAATCTTCATTCCCAGACCACCAGTGGTAGTCCTCGCTACAAAGGACTTACCACTTCCTGGTCCACCTGCTAGAAAAACAGCTTGGAATATATTAGGATCATAAACTCCTTCTTGTAGTTGTTTGTAAGTTCTCATTTTGTGTTTTCGTTGCTATACTTACCATGGTTTCTTTCGTTACATTATTTAGCACCTCGACTCTTCGGTCTCTATTCATAAAATTCATTTTCTTAACTTTAGTACGAGTTTTGTTTGTCATTCTTACTTCCTGTTGTTGTTAATTAATTGAAAGATCATAACAAAAATGGTGTGTATAGTTTCCTCCTTAAATGTCAATTGTTCCGCAGTCTCTTACGATCTGCATGTTGATTTCGTGCGTCTTTGTCGCAGGTGAAATGGTGTGTCTGAGTTTGGAAATAAGGTATCTGCCAGACAAGAATGGGTCTATTTTGTAGTCTTTATGGTCGTTACCAACTACTGGAAAGTTTGCTTCGATAATGTCGCCTACCTTAAGATTTGTAATTCCATGTACAGTCATATTTATAAAACTACTATTGTTCAACTCTGTAATCCTAGACTGACGATGTAACATCCAGTCCTTTGCTCTATTGGTTGCATATACAGTGTTTCCATCTTCATAGTGTTGGGCATCTAAATTATTTACCGAAGATGTTGGATGCAACTTAATATTAGATTTTATAAGTGTACCAAAATCTTCTATAATCCTATCATTATAGACTTGTTTGGACTCTGTACTATCAATTCTAGGATGATCATTAAAATTGTTAAAATATGAGTAATTTGTTTTCTCGTAACTCTTATTGTATATATTGTGTTCTGTTATTTGACTGCCCATCATTCCACCAACAACATTAACAACAAAATCTTTATTTGAACCAATACTATACTCAATAATTCTTTTAAAACTTGCTATGATCGAACTTCCTCCCTCTTTATCTTCATCAAGTGCATCATCTCCATCATTAAATTCACCATTTGCAGGTTTGCTATAAAGAGATGACAATGATGTAAAGTGATACCCATCTTTATTTTCATAAAACAAGAACTCTGTTGAACCATTAACAGCAGATATTGACTCACGCTTTAGTTTATCAATAAATGCAAATGGGTGAACATTTGGTGCTATTAACTTTCTTGAACCAAGTGTTCCACTAATAAAGATATCTTTATCTGTTTTTATTTTATTTCTCATTATATCAACAACAATATTTTGTATACTGTCTTTGTAACTTTTAGAAACTCTCATCAATTGATTCTTAATTGTTTCTTGAGATGTAAATAATAACTCATACATCTGAGCACCAGAGGAAATAGATGCCCTTAGATTTATTTTATAAACAAACATGGGATTAGCAGTAAAATCTATTATTTCACTTTTTTTTGTTAATCCTGGAGTTCTAATTTTAAGTTTAAGAAATTCTTGACCAATTATATTAAAGTTTGTAAGGATATTTTCTGTATCACCAATAATGATACTTCCTTGAATAGTATTTGAAAATATATCTTCAAATATATTAATTTCGTTTGTTATTTCTGAGATGTCTACTCTTGATCCGCTAGAAGTTAATAATTCTAACGAGTCTGTAATGACTTCACCTGCATATTGTATTTTTTCAGCCATAATTATATGTTCGTTTCTTTCATTAGTTCTTTGAATTCACTTTCTATTTGCGAAACATAAGATGGATCCAATAAACGAATCTTTCTCTTTTCATCTTGTTCTCTTACTTCATACTCATAGTTTGTGATAGGAGTTGCTGAAGGAAAGTCTTCATTTGTTTGACCGACACGAATTTTCTTAGTTGTGTCACCAGACTGTTGAGATATTTCGTAGTGATGAATACCATTGATGTTTTCATACTTATCATTGACATATGCTGTAAATTGTGCTTCTGACATTGGCCATTGATGATACACATCAACAATATCATTCGTCATCAATATAACCCAGTGTAATTCGGCATCACCATATAACTTGTGAGCAATAGACTCTGGTGTCTCACCATTCTTAACATCATATGTGTCGTAAAATAATGTATTTGCTTTAACCTTACTTCTGATAGCAACTCTACGAAGTAAGTTTGTGATGTCAGTAAGTTTGCCATCACCTAAAACATCATATGGTATTACTGGGAAATTATCGTCAAAATACATTTTAATATCCTTCTAGTATTCTTTCTCTTGTCATAGTTTCTATTTCTTTAAAGTTTAGAGTAATAGAAGTTTCTGTTGGTGGTGTACCATCACCAGCATCTGCGTGTGCTGTATATCTTTCTCCACCATAGGTAACAGACATGTTTTCTAAGAAACAAGTTGAGATTTTATGTAAGTAACTATTATGCTTCCCATTGTACATATATTCAATGTCAAATGTATTTGGTATTGTCAGTTGTCTACCTCTTTGATCATCGCCCAAAAATTCAGGTAACATGTTTCCCTTAAATGCAGTTACAATTTTTCTAATTTCTTCTGCTTCTCTTTGACTCTTTGGTATCATTTTAAATGTATACTGAAATTGTCTTTTTGCTACACCTTTAAATGCTAACTCCATTCTATTACTAATAATTCTTCCTGCCCTAAAAGATTCTGCTTCTTCTAAACCTTGTAATCCAGGAAGAGCACCAGCAGTTTTTAATTGTGTTCTTCTTAACATATTAGCAACGCCATCAGTTAGACTTTTTAATGCTCCTGAATCGCCACCTTCACCTGCAGACATAAGTTGATTATAAAGATTCAATGAATCTTCAGTAATTTGTCCTACCTCAGTATCGGTGTAATCAGCACCATAGGTCGTCTGTACATTAGGTGGCATATATAATGCTATTGCTGTGCTTAGTCTACGAGTTGGTCTGCGTTCAAAATTTGCAGATTGATATTTTCTTTTTTGAGGAGTTGGAACTTTATCTTCATCATCACTTATATATCCAGCACCAGCAAATGCTTTGCGTAAAGCATCGATTGATACTGATCCACCAGAAAGGTCAGTAGTCAGTTGCTCAGCAACTTGTTCTTTTATTCCTCTAGATTGTACTTCTTTTTCAACTGATTTTATTCCCTTTCCAACTACTTCATCATTCTCATTTATCCTGAGTTTTGCTGTTTCTTGTTCGTTGATGTAGAACATTATATAATGTCCGTGATTACCAAGTTCAACACCACTCTCAACATCTAGTGGAAATTGATAGTTTTGTGTGCTGTACTGACTAGACTGTCTATCTATTCCAGCACTATCGCTTGTATTTGGTTTTGCGACTGCATTAGTAATTGCAGCATTAACATTACCAGCAACTTTTCTGAATACTTTATTTGTTGCCGATGATATTACCGACTTACCGATGTCAACTGCCATATAAATAACCTTGTGTACATTTACAAGTATTTATAATACATTATGACATATAAAGGCAAATATAAACCAAGAAACTTGAGCAAATATCAAGGTGATGCGACCAATATAGTATATCGTAGTTCATGGGAATTAAAGTTTATGAAGTATTGTGATAGCAATCCTTCTATATTAGAGTGGGGATCTGAAGAGTTCTTCATTCCATATCTCTCCCCTGTAGATAATAGAGTTCATCGTTACTTTCCTGACTTCTTTGTCAAAGTAAAAGACAAAAACGGAAAACTAGTAAAATATATCATTGAAGTAAAACCAAAACATCAGTGTTCCCCACCAAAACCTCAAAAGAGAAAAACAAAACAATGGATAAATGCAGTAGAGACATATAGCGTCAATCAGGCAAAATGGAAATATGCTACTGAGTTTTGTAAAGACAGAGGCATCAAATTTAAGATATTAACCGAAGATCATCTAAAACCACAGTATAAATAACAGTATGGCAAATAAAAACTTTATTAAGAGTGTATACGATCAGGCAGGTGGTAAACCTCGTTCTGTTGAATGGTATCGT